TCAATGATGCGGATAAAGGTAGGAAGTTTGGTTCTGGCGGTGTAAGCCGTGCAGATGTTCAGAAAGTAAACAAGCCAAAAACCCAGCACGGGAAAATGGCACTCTTTAAAGAAGGTGGCAATATGAAATCAGTAGATATGGAAAAGAACCCCGGTATGGCTAAATTACCTACAGCTGTACGTAATAAAATGGGCTATATGAACAAAGGCGGCACGGCTAAAGCAGACATGAAGCAAGATAAAGGCATGATGCAAAAGGCTGTGAACAAACACGAAGGCCGCTTGCACAAAGGTGCCACCATGACCAAACTTGCTAAAGGTGGCATGGCTCCATCCAAAATGGGTGCCGTTAAAATTGGCAAAACACCAGATGGCGTTGCTACTAAGGGTAAAACCAAAGGCACAATGATCACCATGAAACGTGGCGGAAAGTGCTAAGGAACTACCATGGCACTCCGTGAAAAACTCAATGAAATGATGGATATGATGCCATCTAGAAAAGCCGCACGTGAGGCTAGTGCTGAAATGAAGCGCGAGTCTCGCGGTATCCCAAAGCCTTATAACTTTGACGCCATTCAAGAAGCCAGGCAAGATGCGGCTGATGCTAATGCGCGCAAGAAAATTAGCGACATGGGATACAAAAAAGGTGGCTCAGTAGGCTCTGCATCTAAGCGTGCAGATGGTTGCTGTATCAAAGGTAAAACTCGCGGAAAGATGGTGTAATCATGAATAAACGCAAAATGAAACGTTATGCAGAAGGTGACATTGTTGAGGGTGAAAACCCCAATATTGACGATGAAACTCGTGCTCGCGCCCGTAAGTTTGTTGAAGACAATATGGAATCAGCGCCAGTCTCAAGATTTACACCTAAATCTGCGGCGCCTGCAGCCAAAGCTCGTGGTGTTTCCAAGAAAGAATTGGAAGAGTCAGGCTTAAGTTTGCGTGACTACATGAACAAACAGCAAGGCTTAACTCGCCGTGGTGGTTCTGCTGGTGAGGAAAAAGCACCTAAGCGCACTTCAGCTAAAGAATCTATTACAGATACAGGTGATGAATCTGCTCGCTTGGAAAGCCGTTATAAGAAGCCGGCACCAAGGTACGAAACTTCATATGATCGCATGAACCGCAGCAACCGCGAGTCTGGTATTGATTTTGATTCTATGGTTGGCAAGTTAAAAGATCGCATAACCGGTGCTTCAGATCGTGGCCAAGATCGCATTCTTACCGGCATCAAAAAGAAAGCCGATGAGAATAAATTCATGGGCAGTACCGGCATGAAGTCTGGCGGTAAGGTTTCTTCTGCCTCTAAGCGTGCTGATGGCTGCGCCATTCGCGGAAAGACAAGAGCTTAACCATGAGAGCAAGCCGTGGAATGGGAGACATCTCTCCCTCTAAAATGCCTAGAGGAGCTAAGAAAGCTCGTCGGGATGACACGGACTTCACTCAATATAAAGAAGGTGGTAAGGTCAACGCCGCCGGCAATTACACAAAGCCCAGTCTGCGCAAGCGGATTGTGTCTCAAGTAAAAGCGGCAGCAACGCAAGGCACTGGTGCGGGTCAATGGTCAGCACGTAAAGCTCAGCTTGTTGCTAAGAGGTACAAAGCGGCTGGTGGGGGTTACCGAGATTGAAAGCTCCTCAAAAATCTCTTAAAGATTGGGGTGACCAGAAATGGCGCACCAAGTCTGGTAAGCCGTCAAGTAAGACGGGTGAGAGATATTTGCCTGAGGCAGCCATTAAATCTTTATCTTCCAAAGAATATGCGGCCACAACCAAAGCCAAGCGTGCTGGTAAAGCGGCTGGCAAACAGTTTGTAGCCCAGCCAAAAGCAATTGCAAAGAAAACAGCAGGATATAGATAATGGCCACGACTACCGGAACCACTGCTTTTAATTTGGACATGAACGACCTCATTGAAGAGGCGTTTGAGCGTTGCGGTCAAGAACTTCGTACTGGTTATAACTTTCGTACAGCTCGCCGTTCGTTAAATCTTTTGACAATTGAGTGGGCAAATCGCGGTATAAATTTCTGGACTGTTGAGCAAGGACAGATTCCTTTGGTTACAGGGCAGGCCATATACCCCATGCCCGTTGATACGATCAACTTGCTAGATACTGTTGTTCGTCAAAGCAATGGTACATCTAATCAGATTGACATCAACATTAGCGGTATTTCTGAATCTACTTACATGAGCTTGCCTAACAAGCTGGCTCAGGGTCGCCCAATTCAGATGTGGTTTAACCGCCAATCTGGACAGGAAAACTTGTCCACAGTGACGTTGAGCGAAACCATTAACAGCACGGCCACATCTATTACAGTGTCTTCAGTTGCCAATTTGTCTACGGCTGGATTCATTAAGATTGACAACGAAACAATTAGCTACCCCAACATTGTTGGTAATCAGTTAGTTAATTGCGCTCGTGGACAGAACAACACAACTGCCGCCAGCCATACGTCGGGCGCAGCACTGACAATTCAAAACATACCAGCCATCAATATTTGGCCAACACCAAATGCGCCTGGTGATCAGTACACGCTTGTGTATTACAGAATGCGCCGTATTCAAGATGCCGGCACAGGTACATCTGTCCAAGATATTCCTTTCCGCTTTATTCCGTGCATGGTGGCCGGTCTAGCCGTTCAATTGAGCATGAAGCTACCTGACGTAGACCCGCAAAGAATAATGGCTCTAAAGGCCGATTATGAGCAGCAATGGGACATTGCGCAGGCAGAAGACCGCGAGACAGCACCGTTGAGATTTGTGCCAAGGAATTTATTCTATGCCTAATCGGTTTGCATCCGGTAAGCATGCCATTGCAGAGTGTGATCGCTGCTCTGGGCGATATATGCTGAAAGAGTTGCGCACCCAAACAGTTAAGACCAAGCCATTTAGAATTAAAGTTTGTCATGAATGTTGGGATCCAGATCAGCCGCAGTTGCAATTGGGTATGTACCCAGTTAATGATCCGCAGGCTGTTCGAGAGCCTCGTCCTGATGTAAGCTATTTGGTGTCTGGTCAGAATGGTTTGCAGCTTGTAAATAGTAACGGGACAGACGTAGATGAATTTGGTTATCCTGAATCTGGTAGCCGAGTTTTTCAGTGGGGATGGAACCCTGTTGGCGGGGCGAGAAGTTTTGATTCAGTTTTAACACCAAACTACTTGGTTTTATACGCACAAGTTGGTACAGTAACGATACAAATAGGGAGCTAAAAATGGCATACACACGATCAGCAGACGGAATTGCTAAACAGGGTAAAACTGTTGGCAAAAATTATGGAGACAGTGGCCCCACAGTAGGGATTGAAAACGGCCCTAAAAAGCACACTGTTGGAAAAACAAACGCCGACATGAAAAAAATGGGTCGTGGTTTGGCTAAAATTGCTAATCAAAAGCGAGGTTAATCATGGCTAAATTCAGTAAAAAAGTGATGGGTAAAGAAGTTGGTGATGGTGCTGTTTACGCACCACCTCACACTATGACTGGCAAAGCCGGTGTTGACATCAAGAACAGTGGCTATGACGGTGGCAATCGTTATACCGCTAATGATGTAAATATGTCCGTTGGCAATATTAGCCGCGATCCATACAAAGCACCAAAAACTTCTGGCATTAAGATGCGCGGCACAGGCTGTGCAACTAAAGGCGTTATGTCTAGGGGCCCGATGGCATGAATTACACTGAACTCAGCAACGCTATTCAAGCGTATACGGAAAATACTGAAGCGAGTTTTATCGCTGAGATACCCGTGTTCGTTCAGCAAGCTGAGCAGCGTATCTATAACACGGTACAGTTCCCGTCACTTCGCAAAAACGTAACGGGTGCAACTACAGCCAATAATAAATATTTGGCATGCCCCTCTGACTTTTTAGCCTCATATTCCATGGCGGTTGTAGACGGCACGTTGGCTACAGGCACGTATGAATACTTATTAAACAAAGATGTTAACTATATTCGTCAAGCGTATCCTCAAGCAAACGATACCGGAATACCTAAGTACTATGCTTTGTTTGGCGCACAGTCTAATGATGCTAATGAGCTGTCATTTATTCTTGGTCCAACGCCAGATGCAGTCTACCCTGTAGAGCTTCATTATTACTACTATCCTTCTTCTATTGTTCAAGGCATAGTTACTTCTGTTGGTGCTATTACAGGTGGAAGTGGCTATACCACTGGTACGTACTTCAATGTGCCTTTGACCGGTGGTTCTGGTAGTGGTGCGTTGGCAACAATCACTGTAGCTGGCGGCGCGGTTACAGTAGTCACCATTACAAATGGCGGTATTTTTTACGTTGTTGGCAATACTTTGTCTGCCGCAGCAGCAAATATTGGCGGTACAGGTACAAGTTTTTCTGTTCCTGTTTCAGCGGTGTCTAACGCTAACGGTACCTCATGGCTTGGTGATAATTTTGATTCGGTACTTTTGTATGGTTCTTTGGTTGAGGCTTACACCTACATGAAAGGTGAAGCTGACATCATGGCGTTCTACAATACTAAATACCAAGAAGCACTTGGTTTGGCTAAACGTCTGGGTGATGGTATGGAGCGTCAAGACGCTTATCGTTCTGGTCAATACAGACAAAAGGTAACTTGATATGGCAGTGCAACAAACCGCAACGACCAGCTTTAAAGTTCAATTGCTCCAGGCAGTTCATAACTTTGGCCCTACAACACCCAATACATTTAAAATTGCGCTGTATACGGCGGCAGCTAATATTGGCCCAACTACTACCGCATACACGGCTACAGGCGAAGTTGCAAGCGGTGGTGGATACACAACAGGCGGTAATACACTGGTTATTTCGGTATCCCCAACATCGGGAAACAATTCAAGTTTAGTACCAACCGCATTTGTTTCGTTTAGCAACACTTCTTGGCCCAATGCCACGTTTACTTGCCGTGGCGCACTGATCTATAACGACTCTGTTGCAGGCGATCCATCTGTTGCCGTGCTTGATTTTGGTTCGGACAAAACGGTCAGCAACGACACATTCACAATTATTTTCCCAACGCCCGACGCAAACAATGCAGTTGTGCGAATCTCTTAAGGACGTATCATGAGTACAGAAAAAAGCAAAGCCCAAGATCAAGTGTCTGCTGGGTTGTTAACATTCCCCAAGAGTGGCGATTCAGCTTCTGCTGGCGGTATTTACACCGTTACTTGCGTAGGCCCAGACGGGGTTGAGAAGTGGGCTGATACGTTCCATAACTTAGTAGTAAACCAAGGCTTGCAAGACATGAACAGCAAGTACTTCAAAGGTGCTGGTTATACGGCAGTCTGGTACTTAGGTTTGGTGACTGGCCCCGGCTCAGGTACAACGTTTGCTGCTGCGGACACCTTAGCATCTCACGCTGGCTGGACAGAGAACACTGACTACACAGGTAGCCGTAAGACTGTGACTTTTGGTACAGCCACTACCGCAGACCCTTCAGTAATTAGCAACTCAGCTTCGCCTTCTGCTTTCAGCATTACAGGTACGGCTACGATTGCTGGTGCATTCTTGGCTTCTACTACCGACAACTCAGGTGTTTTGTTCTCTGCCGGTGACTTCACGGGCGGTGATAAGTCTGTAGCCAGCGGTGACACACTGAACGTAACGTATCAGTTCTCCCTCGACGCTGCCTGATAGGTAGAGCGGTGTTCGGAGATGTAACCTTTGCGCAGTCTCCCTTCGCCTCGTTAGGCGGGGCTACGTTTGGTGTCGACATTTCTGAATCCGCAGTAGCAAATAACGTTCAATCGGTGTTGGCTACATTTGCTGGGACTGAGGCTGAACTTGCTGCGGCGTTGGCAACTCAAACGGTTATCGCCAATATGTTTGTATCTCAGAATGAGATAGCTACGGGCACTGACACATTTAACACCCTTAACAACATCTTCAATGTAGCCCGTGCGGAATCCGCTACGGCTTCAGATGCAAACAGTGCTGTAGCTACACTTCTAGGGGCTATTGCAGAGGCCGCTACTGGGGCAGATGCTTACATATCTCAAG